ATGCGCTCTTTCGCCTCTTCTCCATTCCCTTCAAAAATGAAATCGTGCTCATCGCAGTTGAGCCTGACGGGTAAAGCCCTTCTGAAATGCTGTGTGCTGGACGCCGATGGTGTAAGCATGTACGCGATCAATGCAATAAGCATAAATCCGCCGCCAAACAGAATAATTAAGAATAGTTTTGCGCAGACAGTAAACCTAGGAAACATAACAATACCCACTTGGTTTTTGTGGGCACACTACCAGCAAGGCGGTAAGTTTTGAAATTGGTACTGTAGATCAATAAGACAATATTGATCGCTTTCACCGATCAATATGATACGAGACCAGTACAATAAGACACCGCCCGAAGGCGGTGCGCAACTCAGCTTTAGCCCCAACGGGTTAGCCAGGCTTTACAGGCCAAGTGATTGCCTTAAAACTTTGCTCATCACTAACGCAGGTAAAGCTCAACGCCTTCACTTTGCGAATGTACTCCATCCACCGTGACAGGGTGGCCTTATCCGCATCAGGAAGTGCACCAAGCATCAACTCAATACGCCAGTCCGAAGTTACGCTATGAGCTTGTGATAGCAGCATATGACGCCGTGTTTCAGCTTTTGCTCGCCAGTCGATTGCTAGTTGAATCAACTTAGGTTGTCCCGTTTCATCCGAAGTCATGATTCTCCCGTCTGCCTGCCCTTCAATTAATGAGTGATAAAGATCGTCACTTATGGGGCATCATTGGACAGCGCACCGGAAGCTCGATAATCAATCTCCAGCGCTACCGTAAAAAGCATTAAGCCCATAAAAATATGCCCTAATGATTAATAACCCACTGCGAAAAAATAAGCCGTAGTCTCGCCACCACCAGCAATATAGTTAAAGGCGGTGCGGTCGGTTAGCTGCGCGTATATATTCTGGTCATGGAAACTTCCCCCCCATGCAAGAGTAAGCTGAACGTTAAGACACGCGTTAGGGAAAGCTATAGGAAAAGCAATCTTTGTAGAATCTCCAGAACGACGTGCAACTCCCCACTGAAAGATCAGCCCTGTCGAACCATCCTTAAACCAGCCACTAGAAGCCCTGTTTGCAGTGTTTTTAGCCTGATAACGGGCGTCAAAGTTACTCCAGTTAGAGGGGGTTATTGTACCCGAAACAGCCACACCACCAGCAACAAGAGAAATAGAGGAATTAGTAAGATAGTTACCCCAAGTTACATTGTCGGAATTATTGGAACCCTGCCCGAGATAAAAATGATTGGTGTTATCTGACTTACGACCAAAGAAATAGTAACCGTTGTTAGCCGTTTTAGGCTTAATAGTCACTGATCGCGCATCTCCGGTAATTTCTACGAACCCGTTGATGACGCCGCCCGCGCTCGTAAGGTCATACTCCCACGACGACCAGGCTTTACTGTCTCCTCTGTAATACCGGCGGTAACAGACATTCGAGGTGTAAGGGCGATATTCCTGTGTACACCCTTCGGAGCTGCCAGCGCCATTCTGAATAACGTCCAGCGCTCCGGCAACGTTCGTCGGATAACCATTCGCTGCTGTCGCGTTTGCCGTGTATTGTTGATAATAGCGCCCGTATTTTGAGCCAGTCAGCGTGTCCAGGTGGGTAGTACCCAACTGCCCACCATTAGGAATGGCGTTAACGTCGAAAGCCGTCACGCTGTCTTTTAACGCCAACTTTCCGAGACCGAGGTTTTTCCGCGCCTGCTCGACGTCGTCGACGTCTGAAAGATTGTTCTTAATCAGGAGCGCCAGCTCATGCTTTGCCTGAATCATCTTATCGATGGCGGCGGAGAGCTGCGCGCGGTCGCTTTTTTTAAGCTGAATCCCGGCTCCCTCGATAACGGCGCAAATCTCCTCCTGAACCGAATCGAAAAAGGTCTCGTCGAGCTGTGTCGCCGGAACGCCGAGCGTCGGATCGCCAGCCGTGAAGCCGTTTTTGCCCGCGCCGAATTTGCCCTGCTGTGCTGTGGGGGTGTCTATACGATGCAAAGTAATTACCTCATAAAAAACCCCGCCGGAGCGGGGTTAACTGGAAAGGAAGCGCTTTATTCCGTGTACGCGAACACGACTTCGGTATGAGAGGGCGAAACCTTGTTAATCACGCATTCAATGACCGTATCGCCCCACGTGCGAAGGCTGCCAACGCAACTGGAAGTACATGTCATGACGTCAATCGTCGCGAGCGTGGGAATATTCACCTGCCACAAATAGCGGTAGTCGTCGTCCGTGGCGATATCCGGGCGCGGATTCTCCGCCTCGTTTTGATACTGCGTGATTGAAACAGACCGATAGCCGAGCGCATCGAGCTGTCGCCGGTAAAACGCCTCGTTAATGCCGCCGTAACCGTTGACCTTTTCCGCCAGTCGCCGCTGTCGCTGCGAGAAGGTTTGCGTCTCTTCAATGGTGCATTCATCAGGCAGCCCGCATAACGCCTCGTAACGGTCGAGGAGCTGCACCGCTGCCCCCGGATCAATCTCGCGCATTAATGCCGACGACTGCGCATGTACCCGCGCCAGAGACGGCGCGAGCCCTTCGAGGAGGGGATTATTCCCCTCCCAGGCGGGGCCAGGCGGTAAAAGCCGTTTTAACAGGCGGGTATATTCGTCCTCTACAGCCACGTAACCTCCTCAATATCGAGATAGGAGTTATCCGTCGCGGTCTTGCCTTTGTACTCGACAGTAACCCGGACATGAACTGTCCCCGGAGCAAGGCCGGTTGCTTTCACGCCGCTGTTATCTGCACTCGGGGTAATGACGCAAAGGGTCGACGGGTCAGGCTCGCCCTCGCCTGCCGGGACAAAGTCCCAGGTGATGTTAACCCCATCCAGCGACGGCAGATTCTCAGGCGTGAAGGTGGCGGTCGCGAATGCGTCCGGGCTGTCCGGCAGCGTGACGGGGTTCGGTGAGAACGAACTCAGGGCGACATCTATTTCAACGTCAGATTCGTTGTAGTTCGACCACGTTATCTCCCCGATAACCGGTAATTCATAGGTGCCGAGCTCTACGTCTTTCGCTGGCGAAATCAGGCGGTGCGCGAACTGGTCAGTCGCCAGGCTGATCGCCTCACTGATACGAGAAAGATAAATCTTTCCTGACGGCTCGCCGTCCCTGAACAGCGCCGATTTAATCTCTTTCGTTACCGCTGCCCTGATTGCCGGAGTATCTTTAGCAAGCGCGATTTCGAAGTCGATTTTTCTCAGCGTCGGCGGGAAAACAAACAAGCCTGAACCGGCCACCGGCGCAAGCGGAAGAATGTACTGTTTAACCGCGTCGATTAACGTCTCATCCGGCACCGGATTATCTAAGTCGCTGTTAGCAGGCATCACGCCAACCGTCCCGCGTCCGGCATGATGGCGGAACACCCAGGCGCGGGTGATCCCCGCGACGTCAGTCGCCCATATCCGGTAATCGGCATCCGCGCCGCCCTGCGGCGTGTAGTACCAGCGCGCCATGATTCGCGAACGCCAGTCCTCCAGCGTTTCTAAATCCGTTCCACCTTCAACCGACTCCGCATAGCATGTTGAAGAAAGTCCCGCGACTGGCGTCATCAGGCGAAGCGGCGTTTTGTCATCAAGGTTCCCGCCTGTGCCAGCGTCAACCGCTTCAATCAGTGCGCGAAGAACTCCCTCATCGTTAACGGTCGCGTCTGCGGTCGTTACATACTGCTTTTGCTCGTCAGTCTGCATTTCTGTCCCGGCGGGCAGCGTGATCCCCGACGACACGCTCTCCCATCGCGCATAGCCGCCCGCCGTGGTTGGCTGCTTGCGCGGGACTTGTTTCAGGTTCCCGTGTCGCGAAAGCCACTCCTCGTCCGCAAGATCGGGAAGCATGTTTCGCGCCAGATAATCGAGATAACCATAAAGCGTGTGTACGGCAGCGGCCATCACGCGTGAATAGACTTCCGCATCAAGGCGACGGAGAACGACGTCCGTCTCAAATCGCGTGAGTAAATCACTTCTGATTGTGGCGATCAGATTGGGCAAATCTGGACGCGAGAAACCGGAGTCAGCCATTTAACACCTCCTGCCATATGTCATCGAAAATAATTGCGTGTTTGCTGCCGTCCTGCTGCCAGACAGTGACCTCCAGTTGAAGCGAGTTAATTCCGGTTCGGGTGGCGGCCACGTCGACGCGCGCGGCGACGCCGTCCTCCTCCATCCAGGCGAGCGCCTGGCGTGCGTAATCCTTCGCGCGCGTCGCGGTTGCGTTGGTCAGTTTGCTTCGTTGCAGCAGGTACAGGCGGGAGCCGATCCGGTCGTTCCCGACACTCGGATAAGTGTCGCCCCACCATCCGAAAGGCATTTCGGTGTCGTCGTCCGCCTCCGCGCGTCGCCAGGAAAAAAGCGAGATGATCACGGAGCGGGTAAGGTCGTCGAAATAGTCGGTCGACTCTTTCAGTAAGCCATTTACAAAGATGATCATGCGTTACCCCATTGAAGCAGAAGGGCCGGTCGTTTCTGCGGTTTCACCCTGGGCGGTGTGCGTGTGTCCGTTATATGTGGTGCGGATTGCCGACATGGTGCCGACGCCGTCGGATACCTCGCCCGCCGCTGAAAAGTCTCCGCTTGTTGTGATGGTCGGCGTCGTGAACGAGACACCGGAGGATGCATTAACGACGAGCTGCGGGGCGTTGAGCGAAATTTTCGACTCAGCATTAACCACAAGCTCGGATGTCGTTATCTCGGTGACGCGCCCGCGTTTGAGAACAATCGAATCGCCCTCGTCCGTATAGACGGCCACCTCGCCAGACCTGAGCCCTTTCAGCCGGTAACGCCGGTCAGAAACAGAGATAACAACGCCGTGAGAACGGTCACCCGACGGGAACAGGACAACCGCCTCCGCGCCTGCGTGTGCGGTTGACGTAAAGCCGTAAGGCTCGATGTATTCGACGTTCTCTTTCGTATCCCCGGCAATCAGTTTTAACCCTGCGACCTGGCATTTTCTGGAGGAGTCCAGCGCTGCCAGAACGGCACGCGCTGCGAGATTAGAAATCGCCTGCTTAATACCCATCAGAACACGATCTCCTTTTTCGCCTTTTTGGTTTTTGCTGCGGCGGGCTCCGGGAGATACGCATCAGCGGGCGCGACGCGAAGCTCCGTCGTCGTTCCCTGATCGCCTTTAATGAATGTCACCTCACCGATAATCAACTCCTCGTTATCGAAGCCGCAAAACGGGTCGTAGACGATAACTTTCATATTTGGTGCCCATAACGCGCCGTTAGGCCATGAGGACAGGAGCGTCCTCCGGTTCAAATAAGCCACGCTCAATAAGTATCTTTGAGGTGCTTTTCCAGACCTTCACCGCAACGGCGCTCATTAGCTCTTGTGGCGGTCTGATATTTGTAATTGAGCTTTTGCCGCTTACAGGGAGATTCTTCTTTCGACCTCCACCAGCGGCCCGGACTCCGGCCATAAATTCACCTCCTGGTTGAGCAAGAAACCGGCAAAAAGCCTCCCGGAAAAAAATTCTTATTTCTCACGCGTAAAAATTTAGCGGGGCGGGCAGTCTGGAACGCTTTATTTCTCAGAGATTTACCCTCCCCCTGTCCATCCTTTTGCGCCAGTCAGCCATGCCACTAGCGCAAACAAAAAAGGCGACCTCAGGCCGCCTTCATTTGTTCTGTCAGTAGTTATTCTGTTATTCAGTTATTTCGCTTTTGCTTACGAGGAACACACTTACACCACTAACAGAGCATTCTTCAGCAGACGCATCGTTCTTAGTGATGAGTTCATAACTCTTCCCTGCTTTGTCATGGAAGATAAAGCGATAAACTTCAGTGTAGATACCGTCTTTTTTCTTTTCAGCTGCGAGAAGGGTCTTGCTGGTTTTAGCGGTATCGAGCTGCGCAATATCTACGATCTTTTCATTCTTCAGCCATACCTGTGCCATGTTCATAGGCCATGAAGCGCAATCAGGTGCGGCAGCCAGTACAGACAGCGGGCAACAGGCAATCAAAGCCATCATTAACTTTTTCACTGCACAACCTCCAGGTGACGATCCCCACTACTCCAAATAGCATGACGAACGTTTAAGGGCATTATGATACAACCGTTTGAAGCTTCGCCGGGATGAGCGGTACTGTCGCCGTGGATGAGGAAGCCAGAGCGGTGATACATATTATTGCTCGGTGCTGGTGTGAGGCGCATAGAGTAGTTGCCAGTGTGTTGATGATGAAATGGTGCGCCAATCGTGTATTTACCTCTCGGGAGGGGCCCAATGTCAGCCGTTCCCTGAAGTGATGGAGCATTCTTTCCTGCTCCCTTACCTGCGTATCCAGTGCCAATCAACTTGCCATTACGAAACAACTTCCCACTGCCTTGATGATATGTCCAGGTCATATTCCTTTTCCTGTTAAAGCAAATAGCGTAGCGATATTAATCCCTTAAGCTCACCTGTAAAATTTCTTTTAGTTTCTGTATGTTTTCAAATGTTTCGGTTTAGCCGATCTTTCTCGTGCGGTTTTGGCCTTGTGACATTCAGAGCAAATGCATTCGAGGTTGCTTATGTCATCGCTTCCCCCATGCGCTTTAGCAACAATATGGTCGACGCTTGAACCGGGACGTATGACTCCGAGACGTTTGCACGATTGGCACAGACCTTTGTCGCGCCTGATGATGATGTTCCTTACCTTTCGCCACTCAGCACCATAGCCTCGCTGTGTTGCTGTTCGCCCGTTGTTATAGCGCTCCCAGCCAGCACTTTTATGCACCTCGCAATATCCGCTTCTGTCTGTAGTTGATTTACCACATCCACGTTTTCGGCAGGCTTTAGGGGTTCTTGGAGGCATGGTCACTCCCACTTAGATAAAGATGTTTTAGTTGTTGGGCGAAAGTTGCAGATAAATGAACACCATCGGTAGTAGCTAAGACGTGGCTGATTTTTAGATATATTTTTGTTGTCGACTTAAGCAGAGCTGAAGCGCATAAGCAGCATTTATACCCACGTCCTCGTTGCTCTTATTCTTGAGTTCGGCGATTCTGTTCTGTATATCAGGTTTTGACAGGTTTTCGGAGGCGGTGCGGTTAGCCGTTTTGACGCTGTGCCCCGCCCGAATCGCCGCCCGTGTGGCGTTTAAGTCGATGAGGTATTCGCGACAGAACATTTCTTGCTTGTCGGTGAGTGCCATATGAAAGCTTTTTATTGGTGATGTTTAAGGAGTTAGTGATGGAAAAGCATGTGTACAACGGTGTTGAATATGAAATTGAAATTATTGACGGCATACCAGTTGCTGTTTACCTAAACGGAAAACGCGTTGATAAGCCTCTCTCAGATGAAATCCTAAAAGATTTCGCAAAAAAACGTCTTGCCCCCCCAATTACGCCACGTCGACCGAAGCCATAATCATTAACATGCTCCGCCTCTAATATAAAATCTATTAGAGGCGGATTATAAGCTTATTGTTTTAGGCCTCCCCACCACTCCATCTTCTCAGAGCTTACTTTCTAAATATTGATAATTGTCAAGCAAATCTTTGTGAGAAACATCCACAAATCATTATTTGTATCATGCGCAATATAACCAACACATGATTTAATAGGATACTGACTGCCTTGCCCGCCACCTAAATAAAAAATCAGATACAAGCATTAGCCACTAAAAAATAAATCACACCTACAATGATAATTAAAAAAACCGCCCGCAGGCGGTTTTGATTAATATTAACCGGACGTTAAAAAGTAGGAGTATTGGTATCGACATCCCAAATATAGTCAATGTCCACCGTGTAAATGAAGCGTTGAGTTGGCATACCCAAAATCATTACGTTATCTATCAAAGGTATTACCAATTTGCCTGCAACCATTTTAACATTATTGACGTCATCTAAAATATTATTAACCATGTGTGTCGGACGGAAATTGCTAGGTATATCGAATGAAACATCTCGCCCTTTAATTCTTACAAGGTTGCCAACCATTATGTTAGCGCGATCTGGTGCATCAACCTGTAACGCTGCGACTTTGATAAGGCTGCCTTTAGAAGCAAGCTTAAGCTTATCTTCAATACTTAATTGCCCGCTATTCTTAACTTTATCATTTGGTTGAAAAAAATAAGATCGAGCCTTCCAGACAGGTAAACTATTTAAATACTCAGTAAAAGCAGTCCGTGAAAACTCGCTTTTTGACACACCTGCATAAGTAGCAAAAAGACTTAAATCATTGTAGAGCCTCTCAGGTAAAGCGATCTTCAACGCTACTGACTGCTGCTCATCTTTTTTACCATCCGCTTCATCGAATTCAAACATGTCTATCTCCTCGTTGTAAGATGAAGCAAGAGTATTCTAGTGGAACCTATTAGTCAACAAAAGGTTCCACCAGTGGAACCTTTTTAACAAAACAAGTACCAAAACCATCACCATCACCATCACCATCACCATCACCATCTGTGAGTTTAGGTTCTTAAGCTATCTACAGCCGATTAAATGAGGTGTTTTTTCTTACACGTTTTTCGTGACATTACTGTAAGCATTCCAATCGGATATAACTTTGCAAGTAAAGAACCTGTTTAGTCACTTTTCCTATTCGCTCACGGAGAGTGAAATAATTCCGTTGAGCGGCGTCATCAAGTCGGGAGGCGGTTGCATCAGCGCCGCCGGTGGCGCCGGTGGCGTTACGCACTCGCTCACAGGTGGCGTTGAGCTGCAACCGGTGAGTGCCGTTAGCGACATCAGCACGCAACTGATCATTCTCAGCTTTGACACGGGCAATTTCTCCTGTGTACCAGGTATCAAGCTCTGCAAGTTTGCGCTGCCTCTCAAGTATCTTTTTCTTTGCATCTTTAACCGCGTTTAATTCACGGTTAAGTTCAATTAAAGATGTCTGCGATTCTGTGAGCTTGTCGTGGTAATGATGTGCTATCGAGCCAGTAATAACTACCCCAAAAGCAAGCACTCCGATAAGTAAGACGCTTAACTTAAAGGTCATCTACGCTTTCCGCCATGCATATTGCGTACTCAACTTCTCGCCGATTCATGAGTCCTTTCCACTTCTTACCACCAGCGTAAATCCAACGCTTAAGCTCGTTACATGCCCCGACATAATCACCGTCGTTAAGCTTTTTCATCAGGGTAGATTTGATAGCTGCTGAGGGGCCGACGTTATAGGCAAATGAGTAGATAGCGGCGCGTTGGGTATCAGTAGTGTTTACTTTGATGTGCGGATCAATCTGGCGAGCGATACGTGTCATATCAGCTTGGGTAACCGGGCGCACGCCCCGCTTTTTAGTAGTGAATTAACTTTTGTATTTTAATAGCGGCTTTCGGGCCGAGGAGGATTTCATGAGTGAAGTAGTGATGATTGTATCCCCTGGGAAATGGGTTGCGGAAGAACAGCTTATTGCGCTTAAAGGATTCAAAAGGGGAACGTTGAAAAGAGCAAGGGAGCAAAGCTTCCTGGAAGGCAAAGAGTACATACATGTCGCGCCTGATGGTCAGCCCTGGGATAACAGCCCCTGCTTTTATAACCTGGAAGAGATAGATCGCTGGATTGAACGACAGGCAATGGCAAAGCCGCGCCGTTACATAGCTTAAGTGAACTTAGTAAAAAGGAGACGTAATGATTGAGTACCCAACCGGCGTGGAAAATCACGGTGGGAAGCTTCGCATCTGGTTTATCTACAAAGGAGTAAGAGTCAGGGAAAACTTGGGAGTCCCTGACTCCCCTAAGAATCGTAAAAAAGCGGGCGAGCTTCGTAATGCGATTTGCTATGCCATCAAAACGGGCACGTTTGATTATGCCGCACAGTTCCCAGACTCACGTCACTTGGCACGCTTTGGCGTTGCTAAACCCGACATCGATTTCGCTACTATTAGTGAGAAATGGCTCTCGTTAAAGGAAATCGATGTTTGCAAGAATACGTACGTACGTTATGCAGCTGCAATCAAGAACATTATGCCATATATCGGCGCCGATACTCTTATCGCATCAATAAACCAAGAGTTTTTATTGTCGCTACGTAGAGAATTGCTACTCGGTTTTCAACGTCCTAAACATTGGCATACGGAACCAATTAAAGGCCGCACCGCATCGACTGTAAATTACTATATGCTTGTGATAAATGGGATATTGGAGTTCGCCAGCCATAACGACTATATACCTGTAAATCCCATGCGAAACATAACCTCGTTAAAAAGAGCCAAATCAGAACCGGACCCATTAACTAAAGATGAATTTGAGCGACTTATCGCAGCTTGCGACAATCGCCAGCTTAAAAATCTCTGGAGTCTGGCTGTATTCACCGGCATGAGACATGGTGAAATATGTGCCTTAGCTTGGGAAGATGTAGATCTCAAGGCTGGTACTATCTCTGTCACAAGGAATTACACTGCCGCCCGTAACTTTACTCCTCCTAAAACTGACGCCGGAACAGACAGGAAAATAGTGCTGATTGATGCAGCTATTGCTGTCTTACGAGATCAAGCGGAACTTACAAGACTTGGTAAGCAGCATGATATCAGTGTCGCTCTACGCGAATACGGTAAAAAGCGACTGGATAAGTGCACGTTCGTCTTCAGCCCTGCCGTGTACACTAAAAACCCTCATTGTGGGATTAACTACGCCACAGGCTCACTGAACCAAAGCTGGGCCTCAGCTATGCGGCGTGCGGGAATTCGTCACAGAAAAGCTTATCAGTCCAGACATACTTATGCTTGCTGGGCTCTTTCTGCAGGAGCTAACCCTAACTTTATCGCCGGGCAAATGGGTCACGCTAACGCGAGGATGGTGTATCAAGTTTACGGTAAATGGATGTCTGAAAACGACGCGGATCAGTTGTCTATCCTGAACAAAAGCATAACTGTAAATGCCCCGACCATGCCCCATAGTAAAACCGCTTATTAA